CCCCGTGTTCGTGGCCGCCGAGCGGTTGCCCGTGTTCGTGGCCGCCGAGCGGTACCCCGTGTTCGTGGCCGCCGACTGGTACCCCGTGTTCGTGGCCGCCGACTGGTACCCCGTGTTCGTGGCCGCCGAGCGGTACCCCGTGTTCGTGGCCGCCGACTGGTACCCCGTGTTCGTGGCCGCCGAGTAGTCGCCCGTGTTCGTGGCCGCCGAGCGGTTGCCCGTGTTCGTGGCCGCCGAGCGGTTGCCTGGGACAAGTGTCTGGTCGATGGACTTGTCCAGCTTGCTTAAAATCCAATCTACGGCGCGGGCAACCAACACCGGCAGGCCAATCTCGGCCTCCACGGTGATAGTTGCGCTGGCAATCTTGCTGTCGTTTTCATGTCGGCTGAGTTGGCCGGAAGCCTTGACCACGGCGAAGCGGTTGCCGGCTGGGTGGTAATAATTGAAAACGTCGAGCGGGTACTCGCAGGAATGGAAACCAGATTCGCAGGCTTTCACCTTGCCTTCGTGCTCGTAGGTCTTCCCAAGTTCGAACTGGAACCCGCGACATTGAAGGTTCTGGTTGAACCCCTTGTAGGCCGTGACGACCTCGGTAGCGGGCTGCGCTTTCGCGCGCTTCTTGGCAGCGGCCATGGTCTTAGGCCCCGGCCTTTTCAGCGGCGGCGATGATGTCGGCGAACTGCTCGGGCTTCACGTCCGGCAGCTTGGCCGCGCCGAAGGCGGTAAGCACGGCCACCGCAGCATCGCGGCCCTTGGTCTTGGACAGTTTGGTGATGGCTGCGGCCGCGTCCTGGTAGGTCGGGGCATCGGCCGGGCGGTTCGCGTGGCCGTGCAATGCCTGGACGGCTTCGTTGCCGGTCATTTGGACAAGGGTTTCGGGCTTCTGCTCGGCCTCGGTGGCGGCGGCCTTCTCGGGCTTGGCCTTGGTTTCAGCCTTGGCGGTTTCAACGGCGTGGCCGACGCAGGGCGTGGTCTTCGGCGATTCGATGCCGCCGACATTGAGGGCCATCATTACGGCATTCAGTTGCGCGGGGTTGCTGATAGTCACGGTCATGGGAAACATTTGCATTACTCCTGTTCAGTGGTGAGTTGGGAAAGGCGGGTGAAAACGTCGCCCGCGTCCTCGGTCAGGGCGCGGAACTTCTTTACAAGGTCAAGATCGGCCTTGAGGGATGTGGGGTCGTCGATGCCGGCTTCGGCGATAGCTTCCAGAAGGGCGACCGTGTTGTCGGTGTTCTGGATCAGGGCATCGCCGAGGGCTTTGATTTGCTTGGCGTCGAACTCGAATTCGTCGGCGGCCTCGGTGAGGTCTTCGTTCTTCTCGTCGAGCAAGGCTTCGAAGCGGGCCAGCAATTCGATTTCAGCGGCCGACGAGGTAAGCGGGTCTTGATCGGCGTAGATGCTGGCGACCAGGTGGCGGTCGTCCATGGATTTCATAAGTTGGGCGGTCAGCATGTTCAAAGCTCCAACATGCCGAGGGCTATGCAGATCGCGTCGCAGCCGTGGCCGGCGAGCACGTTGAAGTCAAGACCGGCACCATGGACGTGGTACAGGCGACCGGGAATCAGGGGGGTGGCAAACATCGTGGCGTCCTTTCTGTGCGTTGAATACTTAAACGCATTATGCGGAACGGTATTAAACAAGTCAATACGCAAACGCATAATTTAAGGCGACACAAAAAAGCCCGCACAGGGCGGGCTTCGGGTGCTACAGGGTAAAGCGGCTTAGTTCGGCTTGTAGAACGCGCCTCGCGGCACGATGGCGGCGACGTAGTGCATGGCCTGAATGTCTTGCAGTAGCAGGCTGATCGGCTTGAAACCGTTGTTGATGCTGCCCAGCGTCACCTCGCCGTCACGGGTATAGAGCAGCTCCTTCACCATCTTGCGGCCGTCGTGGCAGATCACGACCACGTCGTCGCCTGGGTGGGGCTCGGTGCCGGGTTCCACCACAATGAACTCGCCCGACTTGATCCTGGGCCGCATTGATTCGCCCCGCACGCGCAGGGCATAGGTGTTTTTATCTTTGGCCGGGTATTCAATATCGCCGTCGCCATGCCCCACGGGGTAGCCCATTTCATCAAGATAGCCATCGGGGCCGCCTTCGACCGTGCCGACAACGGGCACGTTCTTGAAGCGGCGCAGCTTGGGTGCGGTTTCCAGTTCGGGCGGTTCCACGGGCTTGCCATGGTCGAACGCCTCGGCGTCGGCGGTGCGCAGGAACTCGACTGTCACGCCAAAGTAATCGGCCAATGGTTGAACCGTGGCCGTGCGCGGGTCGTCGCTTTCACCTTTGAGAATGCGGTGAATCGTTGGCTGTTGCAGGCCCGTAGCTGCCGCAAGCGCGGTGGGGTTTAGCCCTTCGTGCTTGGCAATCAGGTAGGCGAGGTTTCGGCGCAATTGACTCATGCTTCTGAATATACGCCCGCGTATAAGATAAATCAAGGGGATGCGTGAAAGTATTGCGGAGGAATGCGATAGCGTATAACATGCGCCGTAATTTCATACGGAGGTGTATTCCATGGCGCAATCGGCCTATTTACAAAAACCCGACGAGTTGGTTCGTTCCCTGATTCGCGCCGGCTGGTCACAAGAGGCCATCGCCAGCGCGATTGATGCCACGCAGCCCACGGTGAGCCGCATTCTCAGCGGCCGCCACAAAGACCCGCGCTACAGCGTGGTCGAGAAACTGCGCCACCTGGTGCTCAATCTTGATGAGTTCCAGGTGGCCCGATGAGCGCACCGTGGGAGTTGATACAGGGCGAGGCCCTGCCGGCGTTGCACGCCATGGCCGACGAGTCGGTCGACGCGGTAATCACTGACCCGCCCTATTCATCGGGCGGGTTTTCACGTGATGACAAGGGCAAAGACCCGGACGCGAAGTACACCCAAAGTTCCAGCCAGGGGCGCTACCCCACGTTCTCGGGCGATTCGCGCGACCAGCGCAGCTATATGACCTGGTGCGCCTTGTGGATTGCCGAATGCACCCGCGTGCTCAAACCGGGCGGCTACTTCATGGCCTTCACCGACTGGCGACAATTGCCGGTGATGACCGACGCAGTGCAGGCCGGCGGCATTTTCTGGCGCGGCATCATCGCCTGGGATAAGGGCCGGGGCGCACGGGCACCGCATAAGGGCTATTTCCGGCACCAGTGCGAATACATCGTGTGGGGCACCAAGGGCGCGGCCATTCAGTTGGAGCATGACGGCCCCTTCGACGGCTGCATTCAATCGACCGTCAAGCGCGACGACAAGCACCACATGACCGGCAAGCCGACCGCGCTTATGCGCGAACTGGTGCGCCCCGTTCAGCCAGGGGGGGGTAGTGCTCGACCCGTTCGCCGGCAGTGGCACCACGGGCGTGGCTGCGGTGCTTTCCGGGCGTCGTTTCATCGGCATCGAGCGCGAGGCGGCTTATGCCGACATTTCGCGGGCGCGATTACTGGCAGCCGAGGACGAGTTCTTCGGCGTGGCTGACCTGATCTGAGAGCGAGACGATGACTTCCAATTTTCAAGACCACGGCCGCGCCCTGCTGGGCAATGGCTATCTGATTATCCCTATCAAGCCGGGCCACAAGCGCCCGGCGCTGGACAACTGGCAAACGGCCCGCCTCGGTGCCGCCGACCTGACCCGCTACCCGCACCACGGCGTCGGCGTGCTGTGCGGGCAAGGTGCGCAGCCGGTGGCCGCTATCGACGTGGATACGACCGACGCCGGCTTGGCTTCGCGCTTTGTCGAATGGTGCCAAGAGCACCTCGGGCTGACCTGCGAGCGTGTCGGCTTCGCGCCGAAGATTCTGCTGGCCTATCGTGCCGAGGCCGAAGGCTGGGGCAAGGCCACGGGCGCATGGTTCGAAGACCTGGGCGGTGCGCGCCATCGGCTTGAAGTGCTGGGCAAAGGCCAGCAGTTCGTGGCCTATCACATTCACCCCGACACGGGCGCACCCTATGAGTGGGTCGACCTGTTCGGCGGCCTGGATGCCATGCGCACCAGCGACCTGCCGGTGATTACCGAAGCGCAGGTTGAAGAAGCCCTGCAGGTCTTCGAGCAAATGGCCGATGAGGCTGGGCTGGTGCGCGTATCCGGCAGCAAGAACAAAGCCGGCGGCATGACCTCGGCACCGTCCGACGACCCGCTCATGGCCTACGAACCGCCCGTGGGCATCGACATGGCCGAGGCCAAGCGTCTGGTCGGCTACGTCGATAACGAGGACTACGACACCTGGCTGAAAGTCGGCATGTCCTTGCACCATGAATTTGACGGCGACGTGGGCGCGCTGGATTTGTGGGATGAATGGTCGAGCACGGCCACCAACTACGCGAGCCGTGAAGACTTGGAGAAGCGGTGGGATAGCTTCGGCCGTTCCGGGCGCAACCCGACGACGGCGCGCTGGCTGCTCAAGATCGGCAACCAGGGCAAGCGCGACGCAGTGAAGGCAGAGAAGCGCAGCGCGCTGGAAGATGCCAAGGATCTGATTCTCGCTTGCGCCGATTCTATCGACCTGGTGAATGAGGTAGCGCGCAAGGCGGGCGAAGCAGCCGGTACCGACCTCGCGCTGCGTGCTGAACTGGCCGGCCTGATCCGGGCCCGCTTCAAGGATTTGACCTCGACGCTGTTGCCGGTGGCCGACGTGCGCGCAGCCATGGCCGGCGGGCGCAAGGCGGTGCAGTTCAACAAGCAAAAGCGCCAGCCTACGGAATTCGGCAACGCCGAACGCATGCTCGACCACTACGGCGAAGGCGTGCGCTACGTGCCCGAGATTGACGGCTGGTTCATGTGGACGGGCAACTACTGGCGGCGCGCGGCCGGCGTTGAGCTTGAGCACCTGGCGAAGGAAACCATCCGCGCGCTACCCGACGAGGCCAAGACCATCGAGAGCGACGGCGAGCGGGCCGACTTCTTCAAATTCTGCGCCATCAGCCAGCGGGCCGTCATGGTGCGCAACATGGTGAGCCTGGCGCAGTCCGACCCGCGCGTGGTGGTCAGCGTGGCCGACCTCGACAAACACTCGCATCTGTTGGGTGTGGGCAACGGCGTCGTCGATCTGCGCACGGGCAAGCTGTTGCCGGCCGACCAGGCGTACTACATCACGACCATTACGGGCGTGGAATACGACCCCGGCGCAGCCGCGCCCCTGTTCGAGCAAACCGTGGCCGACGTGTTCTTCGGCGACGCCGATCAAATCGGATTCTTTCAACGCCTCGTCGGCTACTCCCTGCTGGGCAAGCCGGACGAGGACGTGCTCGCCATTCCCTACGGATCAGGCTCGAACGGCAAGAGCACGGTGCTGGGGGCCATCCGCGACGCCCTGGGCGAGCACGCCAAGATGGCAAGCAGCGAAACCTTCCTGAGTAGCGGCATGGGGGGCGGCAATGCTGGCGCGGCACGCGAGGACGTGCTACGGCTGCGCGGTGCCCGCTTCGTCTATGTCAGCGAGCCCGACGAGGGTAGCGAGTTGCGCGAGGGCCTTATCAAGTCCATGACCGGCGGCGAGCCTCTACCAGCGCGCGGCCTGTATTCCAAGACCACGGTCGAGGTTGCGCCCACGTGGGTGGCCTTCATGCCGACCAATCACCGCCCTATCGTCAAGGGCGACGACCACGCCATCTGGCGGCGGCTGCTGCCCGTGCCATTCACGCGCAACTTCGACCAGGACTTGACGGTGGTTAAAGACCCTGACCGTGCCGAGAAGCTGGCGGCCGAGGCGCGCGGCATCCTGGCGTGGTGCGTGCGCGGTGCCCTGGCCTATCGGAAGAATGGCCTGCAGCCACCCGACGCGGTGCGCAAGGCGCGCGAGGATTACAAGAGCGATATGGACTTGTTGGGCGAATGGCTCGACGAATGCTGCGAGCTTGGGCCCAGCCAAGTGGAAACGAACGCCCGACTTTGGGCCAGTTGGGAAGCCTTCGCCAAGGCGCGGGGCGAACTGCGTTTCATCGCCTCAGCAAAGAGCCTGGGGCGTCGGTTGCAATCCAAGGGCATGGAGCCGGTGCTGAATTCCTACGGATTGCGCGGGCGCGGGCTGCTTGGTATTCGCGTTCGAGTCGTGGGTGATTTCACTTGAACGCGCAGCGTTTCGCATATTGCAATTTGCTGCGCGTTCGTGGCGTGCAGTTTTTTGCATATTGCAATTTGCTGCGCGTTCGTTGGTGGTGGGCCTATGAGGTTTGGATCGTTTGTTACGTTTCTACCCCTTTTTTAAGGAAGTTTCTCACGTGTACATGAGAAGAAGTTAGTCAAAAAAGCATGAGAAACGTAACAAACGATCCAAGTAAAAAATTACCGATTCAAGGAGGGCGGCGCATGCAGAAAACGGTGGCGGTGAATGAGGCGGGTTTGCGCATCGGTGAAGACCATCCGAATAGCAAATTGACCGATGCCGAGGTGGAGCGTATCCGCTCGCTGCACGAGGCTGGCATGAGCTACGAACTGCTGGCCGAAAAGTTCGAGGTCAGCAAGTGGGCAGTGGGCCGGATATGCCGCTATGAGCGTCGAGCGCAAACCCCGGCCGACTTCAAGCGGGTGCACGTGCCGGATTGCGAATAGGCTGGAATGCGCGTTATGCCACACTACACCCCCGAACTTGCTGACGAGATTTGCGAACGGATTGCCTGCGGCGAACCGTTGCGCGTCATTTGCCGCGATGCGCATACGCCAAGCTGGCGAACGGTTTATGACTGGATCGAGAAGGACAAGGACTTCGCCTCACGCATCGCGCGAGCAAGGCAACTCGGCTTTGATGCGATTGCCGAGGAAGCCCTCGAAATTGCCAACACGCCATTGATGGGCCGCGAGGAAGAGGAAAGCGATACCGGCTTCAAGGTCAAGCGCGGCGACATGCTCGGCCACCGCAAGTTGCAAGTCGAAACGCGCCTCAAGCTACTGGCGAAGTGGTGCCCGGCCAAGTACGGCGAGCGCACCGCGATGGAACTGACCGGGGCCAATGGCGGCCCGGTGCAGATCGAGCGACGCCGAACGGGCCGCGAAGGTTGCCGCCATCCTTGCCAGCGCCCAGGCCCGCAAGGATAGCGATGTTAGCGACCTCGTTTGACCCCTCGCTGATTGCCTACCTCACGCCCGAGGAACTGGCCCAACTCGACGCGCTGATTGTCAGCGACCCGACCATCTGGCGGCCTCTGCCAGGCCCGCAACGCCTCGCCTACGAATCAACCGCCGACATCATCGGCTATGGGGGCGCGGCCGGCGGCGGCAAGACCGACCTCGCCTGCGGCAAGGCACTGACCCAGCACCAGAAGGTGCTCGTGCTGCGCCGAGAGGCCACGCAGCTTACCGGCATCATTGACCGATTCACCGAACTGATAGGCGGCCGCGACGGCTACAACGGCGCGGAACGCATTTGGCGACTGCCACGCAAGCAAATCGAGTTCGGTTCTACGCCGAACCTCGACGACTGGAACAAGTACCAGGGCCGCCCTCACGACCTGCTCGTGTTCGACGAAGCGGCCAACTTCCTCGAAAGCCAGGTGCGCGCCCTGCTCGGCTGGCTGCGCTCGGTCGATCCAGCCCAGCGATGCCAGGCGCTTCTAACCTTCAACCCGCCGACCACGGCCGAGGGCCGGTGGATCGTGGCCTTCTTCGCGCCGTGGCTCGACCCGAAACACCCGAACCCGGCACAACCGGGCGAACTGCGCTACTTCGCCATGATCGACGGCGAAGAGGTCGAGGTACCGACCGGCGAGCCCTTCACGCACGGCCCGGATTTGGTCACGCCACTTTCGCGCACCTTCATACCTTCGCGGGTATCGGATAACCCCTACCTGACAGGAACCGGCTACATGGCGACCCTGCAATCCCTGCCCGAGCCCCTGCGCTCGCAAATGCTCTATGGCGACTTCCAAGCGGGTATCGAGGACGACCCGTGGCAGGTCATACCGACCGCATGGGTGGAAGCTGCGCAAGCGCGCTGGAAGCGGCCCGATAAGCTGGCCCCGATGGATTCACTCGGCGTCGACGTGGCGCGCGGTGGTCGTGACCGGACGATACTTGCCCGCCGGCATGACACGTGGTTCGACTTGCCCCTGGTCTATCCGGGCACCGCAACGCCGGACGGCCCGACCGTGGCCGGCCTCTCTATTGCGGCCAGGCGCGACGATGCGGTGATTCATATCGACGTTATCGGCGTGGGCTCGTCGCCTTACGACTTCCTCAACAATGCCGGCCAGCAGGTCGTCGGCGTCAATGTCTCGGAGTCCGCCCTGGGCACGGACAAGTCCGGCCGGCTGCGCTTCAAGAACCTGCGCAGCGAGTTGTGGTGGCGGATGCGCGAAGCCCTCGACCCGACGAACAACACGGGCATTGCCCTGCCGCCTGACCGCGAATTGCTCGCCGACTTGTGCGCGCCCACGTGGGAACTGTCAGGCTCGACCATCTACGTGGCAAGCCGCGAGCAGATTATCGACCGCATCGGCAGATCGCCCGACTATGGCAGTGCCTACGTGCTCGGCCTGATCGACACGCCCAAGCGCAAGGTCGTTGCAGCCATGGGCGGCAACAAGCGCAAAGACTACGACCCTTACGCTACTTGACGCAGTTGTAGGCCAGTTCGAAGTCGGTCACTTTACCGGCGAACTGTGCGTGCCGGCCATGCTTTGCACAATGCGACTCGGCCGCCTCAAGCGCGCCCGTGGTGCCTCGCGTCGAGTGCGCCCAATTCACGGCCACCGCATTCTCGGTGCCTTCGACAATGAACGGGGCACGCGGGGCGGTGGATACGCAGCCGGTCAGCAGCACGGCGAACGCGACGACTAGAACAGTTTGGCTCATGGCTTGCCCCTGTATGCAGGTTGAAAGCTGCATTTTACGGGTGCACGTACCGAAAAGCACCCCGCATAGGCTGCGCACATGGAACCCACCATCCGCACTATCACCGTTGCCGAAGCCTTCGACTCGCCCGTGTTCGTTGCCTTGTGCGACGAGTACCAGGCCGAGGCGTTGCGCAATCCCGACATGATGGGCGCGTTGCCCGACCGCGAGGGCTACGCCCGCATGGTCGACGCCGGTTTGATGCACCCCCTCGGCGTGTTCGTCGGCGATGAACTGGTCGGCCTGTGCGCCGTGCTGGTCACGCCCGTGCTGCACTTCGGCGGCAAGCTGATTGCCTCGACTGAAACCCTGTTCGTGGCCGAAGCGCACCGCGCTGGCGGTGCCGGCTTGCGCTTGCTGCATGCCGCCGAGGACGTAGCCGCACGCGCTGGCGCAAGTGGCCTGTACGTCACGGCACCGACTGGCGGCCGCCTCGAACGACTGTTGCCCCGCGTGGGCTATCACGACACGAACCGCGTGTTCTTCCGGGGTTTCGCATGATTCCCGCCCTGCTGGATACCTCGCCTCGCCTGGTGCCCATGAGCCCCGAGGCTGTCGATAGGGTGCGCCAGCTTGAGACCAGCCTCATGGCCTTGCCGCAAGTGGCCGTGCGCACTGAGCACCTGATCCACGGCGGCATGTACGCGCGAACTGTGCGCATTCCTGCCGGAGCCGTGCTGACCGGGGCGCTTATCAAGCGGGCCACGGTGCTGATTGTCAGCGGCGAGGCCACGGTCTTTACCGGCGGCGACACGCTCGAACTGTCCGGCTTCCACGTCCTGCCAGGGAGTGCCGGCCGCAAGCAGGCATTCATGGCGCGCGCCGATACCTGCTTGACAATGCTGTTCCCCAGCGGCGCGGCTTCGGTCGAGCAAGCCGAGGCGGAATTTACCGACGAGGCCCACTTGCTCCTGTCCCGCCAGATCGCGGACCAGGATTCGATAACCATTACCGGAGAATGACATGTCAGGAGCAACAACCGCAGTCCTGGTCGGGACCGCCGTAGCAGGCGCCGCCGTTTCTTATTACAACGGCCAGGAACAAAAGAAAGCCGCTGAAAGCGCGCAGCGACAAGCCCAGGCCAATGCGGACAAGCAAGAGAAAGCCGCCGACCAGGCCACCAATCGCGCCAACCAGAAAAAGCCCGACACGGGCGCAATCCTCGACGCGGCAAACCAAGCCGGCAAGGGCGGCGCATCCGGCACCATGCTGACCGGCGCGCAGGGTATCGACCCCAGCATGCTGAACCTCGGCAAGAACACCCTGCTGGGGAAATAGCATGGCGGAACTTTCCAAGCGCAAACTTCTGCTTTCACGCTGGGGCCAGTTGTACAACGAGCGTTCAAGCTGGATGGCGCACTGGAAGGAAATCAGCGACTCCCTGTTGCCGCGTTCGGGCCGCTTCTTCGTTGAAGACCGGAACAAGGGCGGCAAGCGGCATAACAACATTTACGATTCGACCGGCACCCGCGCGCTGCGCATCTTGGCGGCCGGCATGATGGCCGGCATGACCAGTCCGGCCCGGCCCTGGTTCCGGCTTACCACGTCCGACCCACAGTTGGACGAATCGGCCGCCGTCAAGGCATGGCTGGCCGATGTAACCCGCCTCATGCAAATGGTGTTTTCCAAGTCGAACACCTACCGCGCCCTGCATTCGATGTATGAAGAACTCGGCGCGTTCGGCACAGGTAGCAGCATCGTGCTGGCCGACTTCGATAGTGTTATTCACCACTACCCCCTGACCACGGGCGAGTTCGCCATGGCCGCCGACCATCGCGGCCAGGTCAATACGCTGTTCCGCGAGTTTCAAGTCACGGTCGGCCAAATGGTGCGTGAGTTTGGCCGCAGCAATTGCAGCCCCACGGTGCAAAGCCTGTTCGACCAGGGCAACCTCGAAACGTGGGTCACGATAACCCACGCCATCGAGCCCCGCGCCGACCGCGAGCCCGGCAAACGCGACGACCGCAACATGGCGTGGAAGTCCGTCTATTTCGAGCACGGCGGCAATGAGGATCAATTGTTGCGCGAATCCGGCTTCAAGGAATTCCCGGCACTGTGCCCGCGTTGGGCCACGTCCGGCGGCGACATTTACGGCAACTCGCCGGCCATGGAAGCCCTGGGCGACATCAAGCAACTACAGCACGAACAACTGCGCAAGGCGCAGGGCATCGACTACAAGACCAAGCCCCCTCTGCAGGCCCCTTCATCCATGAAGAGCCGCGACGTGGATACCTTGCCCGGTGGCGTGTCCTTCGTCGACGCAGCCTCGCCCACGGGCGGCATTCGTACCGCCTTCGAAGTCAATATCGACCTGTCGCACCTATTGGCCGACATTCAGGACGTGCGCGAGCGCATCAAGGGCAGCTTCTACGCTGACCTGTTCCTCATGCTCGCCAACAACACGAACACCAACATGACCGCCACGGAAGTGGCCGAACGGCACGAGGAAAAGCTGCTCATGCTGGGGCCGGTGCTCGAACGCCTGCACAACGAAATCCTCGACCCGCTGATTGAAATGACGTTCAGCCGCATGGTTGAGGCCAATATCGTGCCGCCCCCGCCCGATGAATTGCAGGGCATGGAACTGAACGTCGAGTTCGTCAGCATGTTGGCCCAGGCGCAGCGCGCGATTGCCACCGACTCGGTGGATCGCTTCGTCGGCAACCTGGGCGCGGTGGCCGGCATCAAGCCCGAAGTGCTCGACAAGTTCGACGCCGACCGCTGGGCCGATGCCTACGCCGACATGCTCGGCATTGACCCCGAGTTGATCGTGCCCGGCGATAAGGTGGCGCTGATTCGCAAACAACGCGCCGAAGCTGCCCAGGCCCAGCAGCAGGCCGCCATGCTCAACCAGGGCGCGGACACTGCGCAAAAGCTGGGAAGCGTCGATACCAGCCAGCAAAGCGCGCTCACTGATGTGACCCGCGCGTTCAGCGGCTACACCTAAGAGGAAATCAGCATGATCGACATGAAACTCAAGCCCGAGGCAAAAACCATGCTCGGCGAAGCCGTAGAAACGGACTCGCCCGAGTATCCCTATGGCCTGCGCCTTTGCCTAGATAGCGAGTGCCTGGCGAAACTCGGCATCACTGAACTGCCCGCCATCGACGCCGAATTCAAAATTATCGCGCTCGCTTGCGTGGTCAGTGTCAGCCAGCACGAAAGCCAGGGTACCGACAAGCCGAACCGCTCGGTCGACCTGCAAATCGAAATGATGGAACTGACCCCAGCCAAGGAGGAATCCGGCGAAGGCGGGCTGTCCCAGGCGCAACGGCTGTATGCAAACAGCGCCATGAATTCGTAAGGGTGCACGTACCGAAAAGCACCCCGCATAGGCTGCGAGCATGAGCAATTACGACCCGACCGATATTCGCAGCCAGGAGCGCGCCAAGGCCGATACCGACCTGCGCAACAAGCTGGCGAAAGATACGGAAGAGGCCGACCTAAAGTGGCTCATGGGCAGTAAGCGGGGGCGTCGCATCGTGTGGCGTCTTCTGGATCGAGCCGGCGTGTTCCGGCTTTCGTTCAATACCAACTCGATGACGATGGCGTTCAACGAGGGAAATAGGAACGAGGGCCTGCGCACCGTAGCGCAAATCCACACGCTTTGCCCTGAGCTTTATCCCGTAATGGTGAAGGAACAGATCCATGACAACCGAAACCCTGATGACGGCAGCCGCAACGACCACTGAAGGCACTACCGCATCCGAACAGGCAACCCAGCAGTCCGCTACTGGTGCGGACGAGGGCGGCCAACAGCAGCAAGCGACCGAAGGGCAAGGCGCACAAGGCCAGCAGGCCGAAGGCACCAAGACCGAAGGCGAGCAAGAGAAAAAGCCGGAAGGCGCACCCGAAAGCTACGAATTCAAAGCGCCCGAGGGCGTTTCGTTTGACGAGGGTGTTATCGGTGCTTTCTCCGAAGTCGCCAAGGATTTGAACCTACCCCAGGACGCAGCGCAGAAGGTGCTCGACAAGATGGCCCCTGTTATTCAGGCCCGCCAGTTGGAACAGTTCGAGGCCGCCCGCAATCAATGGGCGGAAGCCACCAAGGCGGACAAGGAGTTCGGCGGCGAAAAACTGGACGAAAACCTTGCCACCGCGAAGAAGGCCCTCGATACCTTCGGCACCCCTGAATTCCGCGCGCTGCTGAACGAGTCCGGCTTTGGCAACCATCCCGAAGTTATCCGGGTGTTCTACCGGGCAGGCAAGGCAATCAGTGAAGACCGTTTCGTAGCCGGTGGCGGCAAAGGCCAGCAATCGGACGCGCGACGGCTCTATTCGAACAGCAACATGAACCCGTAAAAAGGAGCTTTTAACATGGCAACTCTATCCTCGACCAATCCGACTCTCGCCGATGTCGCTGCCCGGATGACCCCGGACGGCAAGATCGACCCCGCAATCGTTGAAATGCTCAACGAAACCAACGAAATCCTCGACGACATGACCGCCATCGAGGCCAACGGTTTCACCGAGCACAAGACCACCGTACCGTTCCGGCCTGCCGACCGGCACCTGGCGCAAGCTGAACTATGGCGTGCAGCCTGAGAAATCCCGCACCGTATCGGTGAAGGATTCCCTCGGCATGCTGGAAACCTACGCCGAAGTGGACAAGGCCCTGGCCGACCTCAACGGCAATTCAGCCGCCTGGCGCATGTCCGAAGATCGCGCCTTTATCGAGGGCATGAATCAGAACATGGCAACCACCCTGTTCTACGGCGATTCCAGCCTCGACCCCGAGAAGTTCATGGGCTTGACCCCGCGTTACAACAGCCTTTCCGCTGAAAACGCCATGAACATTATCGACGCGGCCGGCACTGGCAGCGACAACGCCTCTATCTGGCTGATCGTGTGGGGGCCGAATACCTGCCACACCATTTACCCGAAGGGTTCGCCGGGCGGTTTGCAATCGCGCGACCTGGGCGAAGACACCCTGCTGGATGCAGCCGGCGGCCGTTACCAAGGCTACCGCACGCATTACAAGTGGGATATTGGCGCAACGCTGCGCGACTGGCGCTATGTCGTGCGCGTCGCCAACATTGGCGTGTCCGACCTGACCAAGAACGCCAGCGCGGGCGCTGACCTCATCGACCTGATGACCCAAGCCCTCGAACTCGTGCCGAACATCGGCATGGGCCGCCCGGCTTTCTACATGCCGCGCAAGCTGCGCAGCTTCCTGCGTCGTCAAATCACCAACAAGGTGGCCGCTTCGACGCTGACCATGGAAGAAATTGCCGGCAAGAAGGTCGTTACGTTCGACGGTGTTCCGTGCCGTCGTACTGACGCGCTCCTGCTGACCGAGGCCCGCGTGGTGTAAAGCAATGGGGGCGGCTAATCCCGCCCCCGTTCTCACTCTTCAATAAGGAAACGATCATGATTATCGACAAACTTCTCCAAGTCTCGAACGAGCAAGCCGTCACGGCTTCGGCCGCTTCAACCGACGTTATCGACTTCGGCCAGACGTACCCCGACATTGGTCTTGACGGTCAAAGCAGCCTGGTTATCACAACCGACGAAGCGGCGACCGCTGCGGGCGCGGCCACCGTTACGTTCTCGGTGCAGGATTCGGCCGACAACTCGACCTTTGCCGACGTGGCCGTCACGGCTGCGATTGCCAAAGCCACGCTGGCGCTTGGTTATCAGCATGTCATTCCGATGCCCACCAAGCTGCGCCGTTACTGCCGTGTTTATTACACCGTGGCAACCGGCCCGCTGACTGCCGGCAAGTTCTCGGCGCAAATCGTGACCGGCATCCAGCAGAACGTTGCCAAGCCCGATAGCCCGCGCATTGCTTAACGAGGTGACAACATGAAAGTGACAGCAATCAAGCAGGGCTATTTCGGCAAGCTGCGCGCCGTGGGCGACGAGTTTGAAGTGCCGGAAGGCACCAAGGGCTCATGGTTCCAGCCGGTCAAGCAAAAGCCCGCCGACGACAAGGCGAAAGCCAAAGCCGCCGACAAGCCCGCCGACGATCTGGTTTGATCTTCTCCACGTAGCAGCCAGCAACTTGCGGGGGCCTTAGTGCCCCCGCTTTTTTAGGAGATAGGCATGGCCTCGGAAGTTGATATTTGCAACCTCGCGCTTGCACGCCTTGGCGACAACGCCACGCTGGCAAGCATCGACCCGCCCGAAGGCTCGGCCCAGGCGGAACACTGCGCGCGCTTCTACGCCATCGCCCGCGACTCGCTGCTGGAAATGCACGCCTGGAAGTTCGCCACGCGGCGCGTGACACTCGCCGCGCTGACCGTTGCCACGTGGAACTGGACGTATGCCTACGCCGAACCCTCGGGCGCGTTGAAACTCTTGGCCGTCCTCTCGGCCACGGCCGCGAACGATGCCGAGACGCAGGACTTCGAACCGGAAAGCGCCGATGACGGTACGGCCATCATCCTGACCAATCAGGAAGACGCCACCCTGCGCTTCATCGCCCGCACGACCGACACCACCAAGTTCTCGCCGTTGTTCGTCGATGCGCTCGCCTGGTTGCTGGCGTCTTACCTTGCCGGCCCGGTGCTCAAAGGCGACGCCGGCACCGCAGCCGCCAAGGCCAACTATCAACACTTCCTCGTGGCCTTCTCGCAAGCGAAGACCTCGGACGCGAACCAACGCAAGGTGCGGCCTGAGCATTCGCCCGCCTGGATTGCCGGGAGATAAGCGTGGCCAATACCCGCAACCTGCAACGTGCATTCAGCGGCGGCGAAGTCTCGCCGGAAATGTTCGGCCGCATTGACGACGCCAAGTATCAGTCCGGCCTCGCCAAGTGCCGCAACTTTATCCCCAAGCCCCAAGGCCCCGCCGAGAATCGCCCCGGCTTTGCCTTCGTGCGCGCCGTCAAGGATTCGACCAAGAAAACCCGCCTGATCCCCTTCACCTACTCGACCACGCAAACCATGGTCGTGGAAGCCGGGGCGGGCTATTTCCGCTTTCATACCATGGGCGCGACGCTGCTTTCCGGGGCCTCGCCCTACGAAATCGCCAACCCCTACGCCGAGGCCGACCTGTTCGACCTGCACTATGTTCAATCGGCCGACGTGCTGACCATTGTGCACCCCAACTACGCCCCGCGCGAACTGCGCCGGCTGGGGGCAACCAACTGGCAACTGACCACCATCACCTTCGCCTCGCCCCTCTCGGCCCCTGGTGCGCCGACCGTCACGACGGCAGGCTGCACCGCCACGAAATACACCTACAGCTACGTGGTCACGGCGGTGGATGCGGACGGCGTAGGCGAGTCGGCAGCGTCCGCCGTGGGCAGCGTGGCAAGCAACCTGTTCGAAACCGGCTGCACCGTGACAATCGCGTGGTCAGCCGTGGGCAGCGCCTCGCGCTACAACGTCTATAAACAGCAAGGCGGCCTGTACGGCTACATCGGCCAAACCAGCGGCCTGTCCATCGTCGACGACAACATTGCGCCCGACCTGGGCAAGACCCCGCCGACCTATGAAACTGTGTTCAACGCGGCCGGCGAGTATCCCGGTGCCGTGTCCTACTTCGAGCAACGCCGTAGCTTTGCCGGCACGACCAACAAGCCGCAAAATATCTGGATGACCAAGAGCGGCACCGAAAGCAACATGAGCTATTCGTTGCCGATCAAGGACGACGACCGCATCGCCTTCCGCGTGGCGGCGCGCGAGGCGAACACCATCCGCCATATCGTGCCGCTGACCCAGCTATTGCTGCTGACCAGTTCCGCCGAGTGGCGCGTCACGTCGGTGAATAGCGACGCCATCACCCCGAGCACCATCAGCGTGCGGCCGCAGTCCTATGTGGGCTCGTCCAACGTGCAGCCGGTCATCATCAACAACACCCTGATCTATGGCGCATCGCGCGGCGGTCACGTGCGCGAACTGGCCTACAACTGGCAGGCCAGCGGCTTTATCACGGGCGACCTGTCACTGCGCGCCCCGCACCTGTTCGACACCTACGACATTGTGGATATGGCCTACGTCAAGGCCCCGCAGCCCGTCGTGTGGTTTGTCTCGTCGTCGGGCAAGCTGCTGGGCCTTACCTACGTGCCCGAGCAACAGGTCGGCGCGTGGCACTGGCACGACACGGACGGCGTGTTCGAATCCTGCACGACCGTGGCCGAGGGCAGCGAGGACGTGCTCTATTGCGTCATTCGTCGCACCATCAACGGGGCCAGCGTGCGCTATATCGAGCGCATGGCTTCGCGGCAGTTCGTCAATCAGGCCGACGCCTTCTTCGTCGATTGCGGCGCAACCTACGCGGGCGTGCCGGCTGACGAAATCAGCGGGCTTTCGCATCTCGAAGGCAAAACCGTCAGCATCCTGGCCGATGGCGCGGTGCATCCGCAGCGCGTGGTCACGGGCGGGGCCATCACCCTGGACGTGGAAGCCAGCACCGTGCAAATCGGCTTGCCAATTATTGCCGACCTGCAAACCCTGCCGATGACCGTACAGCTACAGGACGGCAGCTTCGGCCAGGGGCGCTACAAGAACGTGAACAAGGTATGGCTGCGGGTCTATCGCTCGTCCGGCATCTTCGTCGGGCCGTCCGCCACCGAACTGACCGAAGCCAAACAACGCACCACGGAAATCTACGGCACCCCGCCGGCATTGAAGAGCGAAGAAATACAGATCGCGCTCACGCCCTCCTGGGCCGATAGCGGGCAAATCTTCGTCCGGCAGTCCGACCCCTTGCCCTTGACCGTGGTTTCCATGACGGCAGAAGTTGCGCTCGGTGGCTAGGGTGCACGTCCTCGCAGGGGCTCGCCGTACCTTGCAGCCATTCCTTCGGAGTATCGAGCATGGGATTTTCCTCTAACCAACTGGCAACAGCCTCGCTTATCGGTCAGATCGGCGGCGGGGTTACGTCCGCCGTGGGCAGCTATTACAGCGCGGCCACCAACAAAATCAATCTGCAAGGGCAGGCCGGCATCGCCGACACCAACGCGCGCATTGCTGAACTCGGCGCGCAATCGGCCCTCAATCAGGGCCAGCAGCAAGTCGGTGCGCTCACGCTCAAGGCCGGGCAACTCAAGAGTAGCCAGCGCGTCGCCATGGCCGCCAACGGCATCGACCTCGGCGTTCGGCAACGCGGCCGAGATTCAGGCGTCGACCGACATCATGAAGGAAATCGACTCGAACACCCTGACCTCCAACGCCGTGCGCAGTGCGTGGGGCTACCGCACGCAAGCGGTGAATTATCAGAACGAGGCCATCATGAAGCGCGGCGCGGCCGATGGCATCAGCCCCGGCGGTTCCGCGTTCTCGTCCTTGCTCGGCAGTGCCGGCAGCGTGGCGGGTTCCTGGTATTCCCTCAACAAGTCCGGTGCCTTGAAGGGCACAATGTTCGAACTGGGGTAAAGCATGCCGCGCGTACCTACTTACGATAGTTTCCAAGCCACCCCGAATACCCTACCGCAAACACAACTCGCTTCCGTTCAAATGCCGGACACGGCAGGAAAGCAGGCGCAGGAAATGGGCCGTGCGATGATGGCCGGCGGCCAGCAAATCGGGCAGGTTGCCCTCGACATGCAGCAGCAGGCCAATCAGTTGCGCGTTGACGACGCCCTCAACAAGGCCAAGGAAACCGCGCTCAAGCTGACCTATGACAAGGACGCCGGCTTCACCAACCTGAAAGGCATCAACGCGCTGGAACGCCCGGACGGCAAACCGCTGGCCGATGAATACGCCGACAAGTTGAAGGAACAGATCCAGCAAATCGGCGGCAGCCTGGGCAACGACGCCCAGCGGCAAGTCTTTTCGATGCGCTCGAACGACATCATTACCGCCATGCGCGGCAATGCGATTCAGCACGAGGCGCAGGAATTCAAGACCTACGCCCTCTCGACTTCCGAAGGTATCCAAAGCACCGCCCTGCGTGACATTGGCCTGAACTGGAAAAACCCCGACATGGTGAATTCCGCCGTCGAACGCATCCGCGCCGAAACCTTCCGGCAAGCCCAATTGCTCGGCAAGTCCGCCGAGTGGCAGGAAGCGCAGGCGCGCAAGCTGACCAGCAACGGGCATAAAGTCGCGCTCATGTCGGCCCTGGAACAGAACGACCCGATGTATGCCGATAGCTACCTCAAGAAGTACAGCGGTCAAATGGATGCCGACGACATCCTCGCGGTGCGCGGCCATATCACCAAGGAAGTGGATGCCCGCGTGGGCGTGGGCGCAGCCGGCGAAGTCATGCGCCAGATGCAGCCGCGCATTGTGACCAGCGAAGCCGAACGGGCGTTCAACATCGCCGTGGGCACTGAATCGAACGGCAAGCAATTCGCCAAGGACGGCACGCCCCTGACCTCGCCCAAGGGCGCTATCGGCATCGCCCAGGTTATGCCGACAACCGCCCCCGAGGCGGCCAAGCTCGCCGGCCTGCCATGGGATGAAAACCGCTACAAGACCGATGCCACCTACAACAAGGCCATCGGCATGGCCTACTTCCAGCAGCAGCTACAAACCAACGGCGGCGACCTCGCCAAATCCTACGCGGCCTACAACGCCGGCCCCGGCCGCCTTGCCGAGGCCATCAAGAAAGCCGAGAAATCGGCCAAACTGGCGAAGGCCGACCCCTCGCTGGTCGTGCATACCTGGCTCGACTTCATGCCCGAGGAAACGCGCAACTACGTTGCCAAGAACATGAAGGAATACGATGCCGGCCAGGGGCAAGGCACCCGCCCGACCTTTCAGGAAATCGACGACCAACTGCGCGCCGACCCGCGCCTGGCGGCCAGCCCATCGCGCTACAAGATCGCCCGCGATGAAGCCGCGCGCCAGTTCGAGGAACAAACCAAAGCCATCAAGCAGCGCGAGGAAGAGGCCGTCGCCACGGCCATGCGCGGCGTGATTCAAAACGGCGGCCGCTACTCCGACCTGCCGGTCAGCATCCGCGCGGCATTGCCGCCCAAGGAAGTGGATAACGTGATCGGCTTCGCGCAGAAGATCAGCAAAGGCGACGACACCACGAGCCTGTACCTTTACAACTCGTTGACGGCCAACCCCGACAAGCTGGCGCGCATGAGCGACAACGAGTTCTTCGCCCTGCGCCGTGAATTGTCCGAAACCGACTTCAAGCATTTCAGCAACGAACGCGCAAAGCGCACGGGTAGCACGCCGGGCAGCAACGGGCCGGGCGACCTCAACAGCCAGGGTATCAAGCAAGCCCTCGACGAACGGCTGCGCATCATGGGCACCGACCCGACGCCGAAGGATGACGGCGGCAAAGATGCCGCGCGCATCGGCGGCCTTCGCAAGTTCGTCAATGATTACTTCATGACGGCGCAACGCGAAGCCGGCAAGAAATTCACCGACGCCGAAGTGGCCGCCCATATCGACAACCTGTTCGCCAAGAACGCCACCTTCAAGGGCTGGTTCTCTACTTCGTCCGGGCCGATGCTCGGCATGAAGGCCGGCGACATTCCAAGCGCCGAGAAGACCGCCATCGAGGCCGCCTTCAAGCGTCAGGGCAATGACAACCCGAGCGACGCGCAAGTGCTCGACATTTACTGGAAAAGGCAACTGGCCCGCAAATGAGTGAATACGACGACCTGGTAGCCAAGTCCATGCAACCCGACCCGGCGCAAGCGGCACGCGCCGGGGTTTCCGTTGCAGCCGACACCAACGCCGACGCCTACGCCGAAGCGCAGCGCGTCGCCCGACGCACGGGCGTGCCCGTGGATACCGTGCTCAACCTGCCCAAGGAAATGAAGCGGCAGGACGCCGTGGGCACCATCGACTTCGACACTCTGGCGAAAACCGCGCCGGCCACGGCCGCACTACTGGCCGACGTGGAAAAGGCCAAGGTCGCCCACGACAACGTGGACAACATGGGCGAAATCGAGCGCAAGCTGCGCCAGTTCGGCGGCGGTGCCGTTGAGGCCGCAGGCATGGCGGCGAGTGGCACGGGGCAACTGCTCAACATCGCGCAACGCAACCTGCTGGGTGGCTTCGCCCGCGTGTTCCTGCCCAAGCCCATGGGCGGCGGTGAAATCAATTACGACTCGATTGCCGGCCCCTTGCTCGGCGAGGACTGGATCAGGGCCGGTGGTGCGGTCAAGGGCTTCGCCCGCAACGACCTCATGGTGCCGGCATCACAACAAACATTCGGCGACCAGGTGGCGTCCGGCTTGGGTCAAGTGGGCGCGCAAATTCTCATGCTACCCCTGACCCGTGGCGCGGGCCTCTACACCCAGGGGGCCGACACCATGGCCGAGAAGATCGCCCCCGACATTGCCGACCAGGGCATGAAAGACCTGGCCGTGCTGGGTGGTGCCGCCGTGACCGGCATTACTGAAAAATGGGCGCTCGACAAGCTGCTCGGCCCGCTGGCCGTGCCAATCAAAAACAAGATTGCCGCCAGTCTTGCCCGCGTGGGTATCGCCAGCGCGGCCGAAGGCGGGCAGGAGTTCAGCGAAAACCTGTTGCAGGATACCCTGCGCGTTGTCCTGACCAACCCGAACGCCAAGATCGACGTGGGCCAATCCCTCGGCGAAGGGGGCGTAGGTGCCGCCGTGGGCGGCATCGTGCGTTCTATCGTCGAAGCCGGCCTGCATATCCGGGTGCGCGGCGAGCGTCGCGCGCAGCAAGCCGAACAAGGCGCGGAATTCTTCGACAACCTCAACAAGCTGGCCGCAGCCGACAAGCTGCTGGTACGCGACCCCGGCACGTTCGAACAATTTGTGGCGCAAGCGGCACAGGACGGCCCGGTGCAACAGGTTTTCATTGACGCGCAAACCCTCATGCAGTCGGGCGTGGCTGAACAACTGGCGGCAGTCTCGCCGGCCATTGCGGCCCAGCTCGAAACCGCTGTCCAAACAGGCGGGCAAATCGCCATCCCGGTGGAAGAGTACGCCACGCGCATCGCGCCGACCGAATACGCGCAAAGCCTGCTCGACCATATCAAGGCCGACCCGGAAGGGTTCAGCCGCGCCGAGGCGCAACAGTACATGCAAGGGCAAGTCGCCGAACTGGAACAGGAGGTCGAGCGCACCCTGGCCGAAAAGCAGGGCGACGAGTCCTTCAAGGCGTCCGCCGAGGCGGTGCGTTCCGAAATCCGCACGCAACTGGATACGGCCGCGCGCTTCACTCCGCAAGTGAATGACGCCTACTCGGCCATGGTGGGCAATTTCTACGCCGTCACTTCGGCCAAAATGGGCACCACGCCCGAGGAACTGTTCAAGAAGTACCCGCTGGCCGTGAGTGCCGAGCGCATCGCAGGGCAGCAATTCGACCAGGGCACTGGCGGAACCGAAGGCGAGGTCTATAATCAAAGCAAGAAGGCAAAACGCGATGACTACACCCTCGACCTCTTCGGCGTACCCGACAACTCCCGAGCGGATACTGCTACCGAACGACCTGCCGCAGGACGACAGGACGGCGAGCTATCACGTAACGACGCCCCCGGCACCTATGCCGCCCGCACTGAGCTTGTCCAAGAAAACACCCGGCAACTCGGCACCGACCGCGTAGCCACCCCCGAAGACGCAGCGCAAGCGATGGCCTACCTCGCCAAGGGGGCTGTCGAGCGTTTCGACGCGTTGGTCACTGACAAGGACGGCAAGCCCTTGGCAATCGTCGGCGCGTTCAAAGGCGCATTGACGCAGGCGGCGGTGTTCCCCTCGACCGTGGCCGGCGAAGCCTTCCGCATCAACGGCGCGGCAAATATCTGGTTCGCGCACAATCACCCCAGCGGCACCAACGAACTGAGCAACGCCGACCGCGCGCTGCACAGCAACCTGGCCGAAGTGTTCCGGGGCAGTGAAATCAAGCCGCGCGGCATCTTCGCCATTGCCGGCAAGCAAGGCGACGGCCGCAATTGGGTATTTGAGCCGACGCCGGAAAGCCGCTACAGCCCCGAGCCCGACGTGCGCGGGGTATCTTCCGCGCCGGCTGCTACCGCATCGGTTCCCGTGGTCGAGCGTGTATATACAGAAGAGGGCGAACTCGGCCCGCCGATTACCTCGCCGACCGATGCCAAAGCCATGGCGAAGCAACTGGCCGGCAACCAGTCGGGCGTGGTGCTCATGACCGCGCAGAACAAGCCGGTGGCCTTCGTGCCGGTTGATCCTGCCGAGGCCGGCATGCTGCGCCGGGGCGGCCGCATGGACGCCCTTTATCGCGCCTTGTCGGTATCCAATGCCGGCGCGGCCATCATCGTGAATAACGGCACCCTGGGCGACCAGGTGGCGCAAAACCTCGCCGGCCTGTTCAACAGCCTCGATGCCCGCGTGCTCGACGTGATGGATACCAGCGGCGACACGGTGCAATCCTGGGCCGAACAGGGCAAGAGTTTCGGCGACCGCACCTTCAACCAGGGCGAGCGCGGCGCGTTCAATCCGGCCACGTTGTCGATTACCCTGCTCAAGGGGGCCGACCTTTCCACTTTCCTGCATGAGTCCGGCCACTTCTTCCTTGAAGTGCAGGCCGACATTGCCGCCAAGCTGCAACAGGAAGCCGAGATTTTCGGGCTTGATTCCCTGAAACCGGGCGAGCAACAGATCCTTGCCGACATGGGCGAACTGCTCAACTGGTTCGGGGTCAATGGTTCGGCGTCGGTTTCGTCCTTGAGCGAGTGGCACGCCCTCGGCTTTGAGGAAAAACGCGCCTACCACGAACAGTTCGCGCGCGGCTTCGAGGCGTACCTGTACGAGGGCAAAGCCCCCAGCATTGAACTGCAAGGCTTGTTCCAACGCTTCCGCGCCTGGATGATTGCCGTTTATCGGGAATTGAAGAATCTCAACGTCGACCTGACCGACGAGGTGCGCGGCGTGTTCGACCGCATGCTCGCCAGCAGCGAGCAAATCACGCTCGCCGAACAGGGCCGCAGCATGATGCCGCTATTCACGTCGCCCGAACAGGCCGGCATGACGCCCGAAGAATTTGCCGCCTACCAGGCGCTCGGCACCGAAGCCACCGCCGACGCCATCGACGACCTGCAAGCGCGTGGCCTGCGCGACATGACGTGGCTGCACAACGCGCGCGGCCGCATCATCAAGCAGCTACAGAAAGACGCCAAGGCCCAGCGTGCCGCCGTCGAAATGGACGTGCGGCGCGAGGTCATGAGCCAGCCGGTCTATCGCGCGTGGTCATTCCTGACCAACAAGATAGGGGCCGAGGACAAGATCGCCCCGAACCCCGCGCAACAAGTCCGACCCTAACCGCGTGGATGAATCGCAGGACTCGCTCGTTTACCGCCATCGCCAAGCTGGGCGGCGTGCGGCGCGACCTGGTGCAATCCGAGTGGGGCATTGATCCGAAAGAGCGCCTGGCCATGCCGGTGTTCGGCAAGCACGTGCTGCGCCGTGAAGGCGGTTTGACTATCGACGGCATGGCCGAGGCGTTGAGCCATTACGGCTACCTCTCGACCGACGAGCACGGCAAGTGGGATTTGCGCGAGTTCGAGGACAAGTTCTTCGAGGAACTGCGCGGCGTTGAACAATACTCGGTGGCCTTCGACTACGACGCCACCGTCGAAACCCGCCCCGGCGACCAGGTGGTCAATCCGCAGGCGCTTGCCGCCGGCCGCCTTGACCGTGCCACCGTTGCCACCATGGACTTGCCGCCCGAGGTTGTCGCCCGCATCGAGGCCCTGCGCATGACGCGCAAGGATGCGCTGCACCCCGACATTGTGGCCGAAATGTTCGGCTTTACGTCCGGCGATGAACTGGTGCGCAAACTGGCGGCCGCTGAAACGCCACGCGCGGAAATCAGCGCGCTTACCGACGTGCGCATGCTGGAACAGTTCGGCGACCTGTCGAGCCCCGAGGCCATCGAGAAGGCCGCCGACAAGGCCATCCACAACGACGCCCGCGCCCGCTTCGTGGCGACGGAAGCCAACGCCCTGGCGAAGGCAACCGGCCAGCGCAAGGTGCTTGCCAGTGCCGCCAAGGAATTCGCGCGGGCCATGATTGCCCGCCTCAAGGTGCGCAACGTCAAGCCCAGCCAGTACGCCAACGCCGAGGTGCGCGCAGCCAAAGCCAGCGAGCAAGCCAGCAAGGCGGGCGACCTCGCCACGGCCGCAGCCGAAAAACGCAACCAGTTGATCCAGAACTATGCCACGCGCGCGGCCTACGACGCGCAGGAGGAAGTGGACAAGGGCCTGCGCTACCTCAAGAAATTCGAGGGCGAGGCCACGCGCAAGGGGCTGGATGCCGACTACACCGACCAAATCGACGCCCTGCTGGAACGCTTCGACCTGCGCAAGGGGCAAAGCAACAAGGCCGTCGACAAGCGTACCGCCCTGGCCGAATGGATCAAGGCGCAGCGCGAAGCCGGCCTCGAGCCGGACATTCCGCCCGCCCTTGAGAATGAGGCGTTCCGCATTTCTTACAAGAACCTGACGGTCGAAGAGTTCCGGGGCCTGGTCGATACCGTGCGCCAAATCGAACACCTGGGCCGCTTGAAGCACAAGCTGCTGACCACGCGCGACCAGCGCGCCTATGAGGCCGTGCGCGATGAAATCGCCGGCAGCATCCGCGAGCATTCGCAGGGCCGCGAGGCCGACACCCGCACGCCGACCACGAACATGGGCCGCGCTGTGCAGGGGCTAAAACGCTTTTGGGCCTCGCATATCAAGGCGGCCACCTGGGCGCGCGTCATGGACGGCGGCAAGGACGGCGGCCCCATGTGGGAATACTTCGTGCGCAGCGCCAACGAACGCGGCGACCAGGAAACCACGCTGCGCGCCGAAGCCACGGCCACGCTGTCGGAAATCCTTGCGCCCGTGTTCACCCTCGGCAAGATGGGTGGCAAAGGGCAATTTTTCCCCGGCATCAACCGCAGCCTGAACCGCGAGGCACGCATCGCGCTGGCGCTCAACACGGGCAACACGGGCAACCTGCAGCGGCTACTCGGGGGCGAAGGCTGGAACATGCAGCAAATCGCCCCGGTGCTGCAATCCCTGACCGCGCAAGAGTGGGCCGCCGTGCAGGCGGTGTGGGATCACTTCGAAAGCTACCGGCCGCAGATCGCCGAGAAGGAACGCCGGGTCTATGGCAAAGAGCCCGAGTGGGTGAATCCGCAACCGTTCGCCATGACCACGGCGGACGGCCAAACCGTCATGCTGCGCGGCGGGTATTACCCGATTAAATACGACCCGGCCGCCAGCCAGCGCGCCGAGGAACACGCCGACGCGGAAAGCGCCAAGCGCCAGTTGCAGGGCGCTTACACCACGGCCACCACGCGGCGCAGCTTCACCAAGGCCCGCGTCGAGGAAGTATCCGGCCGGCCCTTGCTCTATACCCTGTCCGGCATGTACTCGGGCGTCAATGATGTGATTCATGACCTCGCCTGGCATGAATGGCTGATTGACGCCAACCGCCTGCTGCGCTCGCATACCATCGACGCGGCCATCCGCGACCACTACGGCCCCGAAGCCAAGCAACAGTTCAAGACCTGGGTGCAGGACGTGGCCGAGGGTGAGAAGGGCGCGGACGCTGCGGTGGATCTGGCCCTCTCGCGTTTGCGTCAGGGCGTGAGTGCCGCCGGCCTGGGCTTCAACGTCATGAGCGCGCTAATCCAGCCGCTCGGCATTACGCAGTCCATCGTGCGCGTGGGTGCGCCGTGGGTAGCGCGCGGCGTGACCAAGTACCTTGCCAATCCGCTGGGCCTGACCCGCGACGTGGTGAGCAAGTCCTCGTTCATGGAAAACCGGGCGCGTACCCGTTTCCGCGAATTGAACGAACTGCGCAACCAGGTGCAAGACCAAACCGCATTCAACGAGTTCGTCGGGCGCTACGCCTATTTCCTCATGATGCGCTGTCAGCAAATGGTCGACGTGCCGACCTGGTGGGGTGCGTATGAAAAGGCCATCGCCGAGGGCAACGACGAAAGCCTCGCCATCAACCTGGCCGATCAGGCCGTGATTGACTCGCAGGGCGGCGGGCAAACCAAAGACCTGTCAGCCATCGAGCGCGGCGGCCCGGCGCAACGGTTGTTCACGGTGTTCTATTCCTTCATGAACACGGCCCTGAACGTCGGCGTGTCGCAAACCATGGCAGCCGATACCCCGGCCAAGAAAGCGCGGCTTGCCGTGGATTACGCCATGCTCTACGTGGTGCCGGCAGTGCTCGGCTACTTCCTCAAGAATGCCATTACCCCCGGCGATTCGGGCGATGACGACCCCGAGAAGATCGCCAAGAAGCTGCTCGCCAATCAAATCGACTACCTCATGGGGCTTATGGTCGTGGTGCGCGAGTTCGGCGAGGCGGCCAAGATCGTGTCCGGGGCCAACGACATGGGCCGCGATTACACCGGGCCGGCCGGCCTGCGCCTGATCGCCGACACGGTAGCCCTGGCAAAGCAAGCGCACCAAGGCGAATTCGACGATGCCTTCCGCAAGGCTTCGGTCAACGTGGTGGGCGACCTGTTCGGCCTGCCCTCGGCACAGATCAACCGCACCGTGACCGGCACCAAAGCCCTGGCCGAGGGCAAGACCGACAACCCGGCCGCCGTCGCCTTCGGCTTTCAGGAGAAACGCTAAAGGGTGCACGTATCGAACCCCCCGGCAGATAGCCTTCACGCAATCTTCCGGGAGTTTCAACTATGACCATTTCCAGCGAGGTACGCAAAGCTGGCCCCTACACCGGGAACGGTTCTACAAAGTCGTTCCCGTTCGCCTTCAAGGTCTTCGCCGACACGGATGTTGTCGTAGTACGAACCGACCCCGACGCGCTCGAAAGCACGCTCACGCTGGGGGCCGATTACAGCATCACGCTGAACGGCAACCAGGACACGTCGCCGGGCGGGTCTGTCGTGATGTTTTCCGCGCCATTGCCGGCGTATTTGCTGACCATTGCCAGCGGCGTACCGAACACGCAAACGCTCGACCTGACCAACCAAGGCGGGTTTTATCCGCGCGTGATTAACGCGGCGCTTGATCGCGTCACGATTCAAATTCAACAAGTCGCCGAAGAAGTTGGCCGCGCGTTCAAGGTGCCCATTTCCTCGCCAACAGGCGCGGGCAATACGGTAGCCGATTACGTCAATCAGGCGGCAGATTCCGCGCTGGCGGCCGCAGCCTCGGCGGTTACTGCCGGCAACTACTCGTCGCAGTCGGCAGGCTTCGCGGCCAACAGCCAATCGGCGGCGGCGGCCTCTGCTGCGTCGGCCGCTTCGGCGGCGGCTTCCGCACAAGCAGCGACTACCCCCACGGCGGTGGCGCTGGCCGCTTATCTGGACGCTTTTTTCCCCGCCAGCGAGCTAATGCTGTTCGTCGATATGTACGTCCTCGGCGGCTGGAATTTGGGCGGGATTACCCCGGCTTCCCCCTTCACCAACGAGACAACTTCCCGCCGTGCCAGTTTGTCGGGCGGTGGCGGTTCTTTCGACTTCGGCACGGTTCCCTGATAGGAGATAGATAGCATGGCAGATCAAGTACAGTTTCGCGGTGGTAGTACCGCCGAGCACGCGGCTTTCACGGGGGCGTCCCGTGAAATAACCGTCGACACCGACAAGAAAGTGGTCGTCGTCCATGACGGCGCAACACCCGGCGGCATTCCGATGCTGCGGCAGGACATGTCCAACTTGCCGGCCGCAGCCATCAGCTACGACAAGCTGGCCGCTGGCGCGCTCGACCCCTCTCTTTTCTACAAGGTCGATGCGTTCTCGCCGGCCTTCACCAAGACCGGCGCAGGCACCTTAAGCGTGAAGGCGGGCACCTCGGCCATGGTGGCGGGCGTCAAGCTGTCGTGGGCCGTGGATACGGCCATCACCATGCCGGCCCTGACCGGCGGCAATGACTACGCGATTTATGCCTGTACAGACGGCACCATCCGCGCCGATGCCAACCAGTCGGCACCGTCCGGCTACACCACGGTGAACAGTCGCAAAATCGGCGGCTTCCACTACGGCCTCGTGGCAGCAGGAACCACGGTAGCCGGGGGCAGCTTTGCGACCACGGGCAACGGCATGATCTGGACGCAAGGCGACGTGGACAACATCGCCGGCATCAACAAGTTCAGCTTGTGGGACTTGAAGTTCCGCCCGAAGGTCAGCGACCCGCGCGGTATGGTGCTCGTCAATGATTCTTTCTGGTGCGATATTTACTTGTGTTCCACCGACGTGGATACCAACGGCACCAGCAAGGCGGGCACCAACATTGCGTCGAGCACTGTCCTGCCGAAGATTCCGGCCGCATTTGGTGGCAACGGTTCGACCACCTACCCCTCACTGAACTGGTGGGTAGCCAACGAACTGGCGGCCGCCCGTGCAAAGCGTTTGATGTTTGAAACGGAATTCACGCGCGCGGCTTTCGGCGTGACTGAAAACCAGTCGATTGACGCCACGGCGAGCACCTACCCAACGACTCAGCGCAATGCCGGCTACACGTCGAAATGGGGCTTGGAAGAGGCGAGCGGCCATCATTGGACGTGGGGCCGGGACTCGAACTTCTACAGCGAAGCGGCAAGCCCAGCGTATAGCTGGAAAACAGTCAACGGCAACACGGGCGCGGCAGGTTCCGAGCGAGGGTCTATCAATACCGCTGGCACCTACGGTTTGTCTCGGGTCATTCTTGGCGGCGCGCGTTCGAACGGTGCGTACTCTGGTTCTCGGGCTTCCTACTGGAACTACTACCCGTGGTACTCGAGCTGGGCCATCGGGCTGCGGGCCGCCTGTGACCACATGACGCTTGTATAGCGAGCGCAAGCGAGCGGACACGCATCATGCAAATGGTGACTGAAGAACATACCAGCCAGAAGCAAATGGCGATTGTTGAACGCTTCGAGGGGTTCATGAATTACATGTACCCCATTGCGCTCAACATTCCACGGGCGCACTACGTCGCCCGCGACCGCTTCATGTCGGCGATGTTCGAACAGGTCAGCATGTTTTATCAGGCCGGCAAATCCAACCAGGTGTCGAAGCTGTATCTAGCCGATGCCGGGCTTGCCGACCTGCGGTATTTGCTGCGTTTTCTTGCCGACGACAAGCGCCGATTCATTAGCCGACAACAGCACGAGGTGGCAGGTACGCACCTCGCCGAAGTCGGGAAGATGCTCGGGGCCTGGATTCGAAACAAGGCGGCAAAGGGATGAACGCGGATAAAAGCGGCACGCGTACGAACGGTGCGAACTCTGGTTCTCGGGCTTCCAACTGGAACAACTACCCGTGGAACTCGAACTGGAACATCGGGCTGCGGGCCGCCTGTGACGATAGGCAAAAACGCATTGACTGGTCAAGGCCACCAATGCCGACCCATGTATCAACTGTGGTCAGCCGCGCCATCCTGCTTAGGCAAACACACTGCGAGGTCAAGGGAACGTCGAGTAGTGAAACATCGAAAGACGAACTTGCAATTTATATGGGCAAAAAGCACCGCAATCTGATTGAAGAAATCGCCAGCATGCCGAACCTCTACCTTGCCTACCGCAAGGCGGCGCGCGGCAAACGCTACAGCCTGGGGCACCTGTTGTTCAAGGAGCATCTGGCGGCCAACCTGCGCATGCTATCCGAGGCGTTGAAGGATGGCAGCTATCGGCCATCGCCCCCGAATGTCTTTTTCGTGAATGAACCCAAGCGGCGGGAAATCTCGGCCCTGCCGTTTGCTGATCGCGTCGTGCAGCACGCGCTATGCAACATCATCGAGCCTATCTTCGACCGGGTATTACTGCCCAACACCTACGCTTGCCGCACCGGCAAGGGTACGCACGTGGCCGCCGTCGAGGCGCAAGCCCATATGCGGCGCGGCTACGGCTGGTGGTTGAAGCTGGATTTTTCCAAGTATTTCGCCAGTGTCGACCGCGTTGTCCTGCATCGTGAGATTCGGCGCAAGGTCAGTTGTCGCGGCACGCTCGACCTGATCGAGGCGTTCTTGCCTATTGCCGGCAAGGGCCTGCCGATTGGCAACCTGACCAGCCAACTGTTCGCCAACATTTACGGCCACGTGCTCGACCGTTTCCTCACGCACACGCTGGGCCTCAAAGCCTGGCTGCGCTACATGGACGACACGGTTATTTTCGCGCGCAGCCGCGAGGCTCTGGCCGTCATTCAGCACGGCCTCAAGTGGTTTTCAGAGGTCAACATGGGCCTGGCCTTTTCCAAGTGGAGCATCGGCCAGATAAGCCAGGGGCTCGACTGGCTGGGCTACCGCATCTGGCCCACGCACAAGCTGCTGCGCCGTCGTTCGGTCATCGCAGCAAAACGCAAGATCGCCCGTTATCGGCGCATCGAGGACGGCCTCGCCCTTTCCCGTTTCATCGCTTCATGGCGCGGCCACGCGCAATGGGCGAACTCCCACAACCTACTTACTCGACTAGGAGTTGCATAATGTCCAACTACGCTTATAGCCCCGACACGGGCGAACTGATCCGCACCGACGTGCCCGCCGACTGGATGGGCACGACCAACGTAGCCCCGCCCGACTTCGAGCCGGAAACGGCCGGTTGCTTCTGGCGTGGCGACCATTGGGAAATCGTACCGGGGGAAATCAAGGTCGAACCCCAGGTGTTCCGCTGCACCCCTTGGCAGATTCGCAAGGCCCTTAACGCGCAAGGCTTGCGCGACGGCGTGGAAGCAGCCATCGCGGCATCGACCGACCGCACGCTGAAAGACGGCTGGGAATTCGCTACGGAATTCCGCAGCGACGACCCATTCGTTATCAGCATGGGCGTGGCGATGGGCAAGACCGCAGCCGAAACCGCCGAACTGATCCAGTACGCGAGCACGCTATGAAGCTCGCGGCCTTCTACCTTGTCTATGCCCTCGGCCTGACCTACGCGACGTGGGTCTTTTACCTCGCCGTGATGAATCTTGCCAAGGCGAAGAAAGCCGGCCTGCTTTCGCGCACGGCCCTGGTGCTGGGCACGCCCGTGTTGATCGTGGGTTATCTGCTGGACTTCCTGCTCAACGTGACCGTCATGTCTCTGGTGCTGCTGGAACTGCCGCAGGAAACCACGGTCACGGCCCGCCTCAAGCGGCACCACGCCGAGTCGGCCGGCTGGCGCTTGGCCGTGGTGCTGTGGTTCGAACCCTTGCTTGACCCCTACGACCCCTCTGGAAATCATATCTAAGGAAAAATCATGGCATCAAAAAACGAATGCGCTGCGCAACAAGGCGAGTGCCCTCAAGCCGAGCAAGCCGCCGACCATGCGGTGCGCAAAGTCTTTGCCATCCTGGGCGTCGATATTGACAAGCCCGAGAGCGTCGAGGAATTCCGCGAGGACTTGCGCTTCGGCAAGAAGCTGCGGCGCGTGGCTGACCACTCCCTGCTCGCGCTGTTCGGCGTCGTCATGGCGGGCCTGGCTGCTGCGGTATGGGCCGGCATCGTTCAGAACATCACGAAAGGACATTGACCATGTTTAGCGCGCTGTTTTCTTTCCTCGGCGGTTCCGCCTTCCGCATGGTGTGGGGTGAAGTCGCCTCGTACTTTCAGAAAAAGCAGGATCACGAATTCGAGCTTGAGCGCGTCCGCTTGCAAGGGGCGATGGAAGCGGCCCAGCACGACCGCAACATGGCCGCCATCAAGCTGCAATCCGACCTCGGCATCAAGGTTATCGAGGCGCAACGCGACGCCACGCTGGCCGGCGTGGAAGCCGACGCCTGGCTGGCCGCTGTCAAGGACGTGGGAAAGCAAACCGGCATCAAGTTCCTAGACCTTTGGAACGGTTCGGTGCGCCCCCTGCTGGCGACGCTGGCTATCCTCGTGGTCGTCGGTGAGGTCGTCGCTACCGGGTTCATTCTGTCCGACTGGCACAAGGAACTGGTCGCGGCCATCCTCGGCCTGTACGTGGCCGACCGTAGCCTGACCAAGCGCGGCAAATGATCGACCAAGCTGTCACGGTTGCGGCCGCACTGGCCCGGCGCTTTGAGGGCTGCTATCTGCGGCCCTATCTGTGCCCGGCCGGCGTGCCGACCATCGGCTACGGCGCGACCTATTACGAGGACGGCACGCGCGTTACCCTGTTCGACGCGCCTATCACGCGCGAGCGTGCCGAGTCCTTGCTGCTTTGGATGGTGCGCACGCGCTACCTGCCGGCCGTCCTGCGGCTTTGCCCCGGCATTGATAGCCCCGAACGCCTGGCCGCCATCATCGACTTCACCTTCAACCTGGGCGCGGGCAACCTGCAAGCCAGCACCTTGCGCAGGCGCATCAACGCCGGCCAGTGGGATGACGTACCGGGCGAACTGCGCAAATGGATCAAAGGCGGTGGCCGAGTATTGGCCGGACTGGTTAAACGGCGCGAAGCCGAGGTGGCATTGCTATGAGATCGGGCATCCTGCGCAACTATTGCGCAACCCTCAGACTACGGCGCGACGCGCCATTCCCCAGCCAGTTGCGTGGCCGCGCTCGGCGGTTCCTGCGCTTTCGCCTAGTCGGCTGA